TCTTTCCTTTTTACCCCCAAATCAGACTGAGCGCGTTCCTTCGCCGTTCAAGCAACCCGACTAAGATCTATTCAATGCTTAAAGAAACCGATCGAAGCCTGACGACACCTAGTAGTACGAGCGAACTGCTATTAGGACAAACAAAACCAAGGCTTTACACACCCTTTAGAGATGATCTACCAACAAAGGGGCAAGAACTAATCGACTTTGCTAATAGTTTGGATATGCCGTTAATGCCTTGGCAAGAATTAGTCGCAACTGAGGCACATCGAATTAAGCCTGACGGTCGGTGGGCTAATAGCCAGGTGGTTGCGCTGGTATCTAGGCAAAACGGCAAGTCGCACTTAATGAGATTACGAATAGCGCTTGGTTTAACCGAATGGGGCGAGAAGTTGCAGATCCTCTCAGCTCATAAGTTGGCAGTATCACTAGAACACTTTAACCAGGTAGTAGAACTGTTTGAGAATTACGATCACTTAGCCAAACAAGTCAAGAAGCTACGCCGGGCTAATGGGCAAGAAGAGATACAGATGTTATCGGGGGCTAGGTTCAAGGTAGTAGCTAATAACTCAGCTGGTAGAGGTTACGCTGGTGCTGAAACGATCTACCTAGACGAATTACGAGAGCATAAAGACTATGCCGCTTGGTCGGCAATCACTAAGACTCAGTTAGCAGCTACAAACCCAATGCTTATGGGATTTAGTAACGCTGGCGACTCTACTTCAATAGTGTTAAACCAATTACGCGAACGCGGTATGGCAACTATGGCAGGTGCTAAAGATTCTTTGCTTTGGCTTGAGTGGTCTGCTCCTATGGGTTGCAGTCTTGACGATATGAGCGCCTGGCAATCGGCTAACCCTGCCTTGGGTCGGACAATTCACATAGATAACCTAATGGCTACAAAGAACGAACCCGAAGCAGTCGTGCGTACTGAGTGTTTATGCCAATTTGTAGAAACCTTGCAGTCACCTTGGTCGCCTGCTGCTTGGTCTAGTTGCGCTGACCTAGATCTAAACCTAGAGCCAGGCACACAGACATACTTCGCCTTTGACGTAACCCCTAGACGTAACCACGCAGCTCTAGTTGCAGCTCAGGTCTTACCTAATAGCAAGATAGCAGTCGGGTTGGTGCAAGAGTGGAAATCTGAGACCGCTATTGACGATCTTGAAATGGCTAATGGGGTTGCTGAGTGGTGTCGTATGTATGACGTAACCGAGATCCAGTTTAGTAAGAACACAGGTAGCGCAGTTGCTAGTCGGCTTAATGCTGCTGGCATATTGGCTAAAGCTATTGACGGTCGTGACTTTGCTTTGGCTTGCGATCAGTTACTTAATGCTATGGAAGCAGGCAGAATTACCCACGGTGACCAGCAAATACTTAATCGTCATATTGCTGCTAGTGCCAGGATCAACTTTGCTGACGGTGGCTGGATAATTGGCAGACGAGCAAGTAACGAAAACGTCACAGCTGCCGTTGCTACTGCTATGGTCGTGTCAGTTGCGACACGCCAGTATTCTGACGTAGATATTATTGTGGTGTAACCGCTTGCAGTATGTTACAATCTCTTACAATGGGATTTTTTGACGCCTTAAAGGCAACACAAACTATGTCACATATTGACAGTCAATCAACTGCCGATCTAGTGGCAGCTCTCGCGCCTGCAAATCTAATACAGCAGGCAGTATTTAATTACGGACTAGCTCCAACTATTAGTCGTGATCTTGCAGTCCAAGTGCCAGCAGTTGCAAGAGCCAAGAACATAATCGCTGGAACTATTAGTTCTATTCCATTAGAAGTACGATCACGCATTGACGGATCTGTATTAATGCCACCTAAAGTAATTAACCAGCCTGATCCTAGAGTGCCTGGACAAACAATTTACAGATTACTTGTTGAGGATTTAATTTTTTACGGTGTTGCTTATGGTCAAGTGCTTGAAGTGTATGAGGAATACCCAAACCGTATTAAGTCTTGGACTCGCATAGATCCAATTAGAGTAGTGCCTGAATTAAATGCACAAGGTACAGAGATCGTTGCATACGATTTAGATCTAGTTGGCAAATTACCTACACAAGGTGTTGGATCATTGGTAGTATTTAGTGGCGACGAAGGCATACTAACTCGCGGTGGTCGCACAATTAAGACAGCCCTAGAATTAGAAAAGGCTGCATACAACTTTGCATTAGAGCCAACACCTACTATCGCGCTTAAATCAACTGGGGCTAATTTACCAGCTGAGCGTATTAGCAAATTGCTAGAAGCCTGGAAACAATCACGTCAAACGCGTGGCACAGCTTTTCTTAATGCAGATATTGAAATGACGTCTGTTGGCTTTGATCCTAAGTCTTTGCAACTTACCGAAGCACGTCAATACCTTGCAACTGAGATCGCTAGACTTATGAACATTCCTGCCTGGTACGTTTCAGCAGATACTAACTCAATGACTTACTCAAACGTAACGTCAGAACGTAGGGCTTTAGTTGATTTTAGCCTTCGCCCAATACTTACACAGATCGAACAACGTTTAGATCAACCAGATTTTACTCCACAGACGCAAACAGTCAGATATGCGCTTGACGACTTCTTGCGTGGTAACCCACTAGAGCGCGCACAAGTCTATGAGGTACTAAACCGCATAGGTGTTCTATCAGTAGATGAAATACGCAGAGCAGAGGACTTAGTATTATGAAATTAACAATGCCAGTAGCAGTTACAGCTGCCGATAGTGACTCACGCACAATATCAGGCACGATAGTTACCTGGAACGAGCAAGGCAGAACGTCAGCAGGTTTAACAAAGTTTGCAAAGAACTCTATTGCCTTAAAGTCTGTCAAATTATTTTTAGAACACGATCGTACAAAGCCAATAGGTAAAGTGCTTAGCTATGACGAAACCGAGGAAGGCATTGAAGCCGTATTTAAAATCGGTAAGACTAGCGCTGGATCTGACGCATTAGTAGAAGCTGCCGAAGGATTACGCGACGGCTTTAGCGTAGGCATTATGGTTGATGAGTATGAAATTAAAGACGGTGTAATGGTGATAACTGCCAGCACACTTGATGAAGTATCGCTAGTCGAAAGCCCTGCTATTGACAGCGCAAGAGTTTCTGAGGTAGCTGCCTCAGATGATCCAAACACAGAAAAGGAAGGGTCAGATATGACCGATACTCCAGAAGTTGCCGCTGATACTGAGGTATCGGTAGAGGCAGCAGAAGTAAAGGCAGCAGCTCCAGTTGCTCAGCCTTTGACTTACACTCGCCCACGCTCTCCAATCGTGGACAAAGCTACATACTTGGAACACTCAGTACGCGCAAAATTGGGCAACGAGGATTCTCGCCAATTTGTTGCGTTCGCTGACGACACCACTAGCAATAACTCAGGCTTGATCCCAACACGTCAGCTAACAGAGATCGTTAACCCTCTATCAAACGCTGATCGTCCAATGATTGACGCAATCTCACGTGGCGCACTACCTGACGCAGGTATGAGCTTCGAGATTCCAAAGATCACAGCAGTACCAACTGTTGCAGACATAAATGAAGCCGATCCAATTACTGAAACAGGTATGACAAACTCTTTTATTACTGTAAACGTAAACAAGTATGCAGGTGGACAAACTTTCTCAGTAGAATTACTAGATCGCTCAAACCCAGTATTCTTTACTGAATTGGTAAAGCAAATGGAGTTTGCATACGCAAAGGCTACAGACGCTTTCGTAGCAACTAAGCTACAAACTGACGGAACCCTTAACGCTACTGCTAGGGCGAATGACAAAGAAGGTATTGTTGCTTATGTAGCAAGTGCCTCAGCTGCAGTTTATGCAGCTTCTCTTGGTTTTGCTCGTAACTTGGTAGTCACACCTGACCAATGGGCAAACATTATGGGATACAACGACGCAGGTCGTCCAATCTACACAGCTTCACAGCCACAAAACGCTGCTGGTGCTGTAAGCCCAACTAGCTTACGCGGTAACGTATTAGGTTTGGATCTGTATGTAGATCGTAACTTTACAGGCTCAGGCGGTGTTGGTACTGCTGACTATTCAATGGTCGTAGTAAACCCAGACGCTTACACCTGGTACGAGTCCCCACGTATTCGTCTACAAACCAACGTTGCCTTAAATGGTCAAATTGAGGTTTCATACTACGGATATGGCGCACTAGCAACCAAGATCGCTGCTGGCGCAAACTGGTTTAACCTAACCTGATAAGTAACACAAACTAGATCGAGGGGTGGGCGTGTTCTCCCGAGCGCTCACCTCTCATTAAAGGAGTAGATATGCCTTCAATAATCACAGCCAC